AATAAAACACCAGCCGTAGCGCCTGTTCTTTCTAGTTTTAAATATGTAGAAATAGAATCAACTACATGAAGGCGAGTGTTTGTAGCCGGAGTAGTACCAATACCGACGTTGCCGCTAGTATCTATCATCATCTTTGAATCAGATAAGGTCATATCTGAATCGTCTAAGGTATTGTTGTTTAAAAAGTGAAGTTCTCCAGTGCCAAAAGTATCAACCCTTTTTAATGCTATTCCTGCTTTAGTTGCGTCGTTTCCTGCAATAAAGCCCGACAAGCCAATAGCTGTATAATCGCCTGCACCGTTGGGGCTTCCGAAAGAGGCTACGATTTCGCTTCCTGTATTGCTTCCGTAAACAGCAAGAGGATACGATGGCGAGGTAGTCCCCAGACCTAACCGCTCCGCAGAAGCATCCCAGACGAACTTCGCAGTCGTGCCGGTGTCTTCGTAGAAGCTGATGTCTCCGTTTTCATCCGCTTTGAATCTAGTAAGCAATGAACCAGATTTAGCTGTTCTAATAGACAAAGCGCCATCTTGTGAGCCGTTAGCATTACCGTCATTGTCTGCTCTAAGTTGAGCAAAAGTTGCTTGAGTGCCGTTTGCAGTATTAAAGTCAAAGTTTACGTTGAACGCCGCCGCTTCGCTTGAATTTGGGCGGTAAAACGTTGATATAGACTCATTATCTTTTTCAACAGTCAAACCATCAGCCGTCACAGTACCGGTCACGTCGATGCCTGTAGAGGTGGTGGCAAGTTTTTGGGAGTTATTGTAATAAACTTTAGAGGCACCGCCGCTTTGAGCCACAAAGTTTTTTACGCCTGAATTATTGCCTATCTCAACATTGGCCCCGTACAGTTTTAAATCGCCTGTACCAGCGTCTGAAACATAACTGTGCGTTCCGTTATGAAAAATCTGTAGGTCAGAGCCTGTACCGAAGATAGCCTTGTCGTTGTCACCGAAGGTCATATCACCAGAAGTAACAAACGACGTACCCGTAATAGTTGTACCTGTAATGGCACCAGCACTTGAACCACCAATGGTTACACCATCAACCGTACCGCCGTTAATGTCAGCAGTATCAGCCACAAGACTGTCAATGTTGGCTGTGCCATCAATAAAGAGATCATTCCACTCTGCGCCGACTGCTCCTAAGTTATAGGTGTCGTCAGCAGAAGGAAGAAGGTTAGAAGCAATGTCTGCCGTAACGGTAACAGTGTCTGTAGCGGCGTTGCCCAGAACTGTATTGCCGTTGACAGTAAGCCCGTCAATAGTAACGGTGCCTGTGAATGTTGGGTTGTTTGCGTCTGACTTAGAGGCAATCGCTGTTGCGATATTGTCAAATTCTGTTTCAAACTCTGAGCCACGGATGATCTTACCTGAGTCACCAGACGGCAAGGAATCCTTTGCTTCAAAGTCAGTGGTCTTTGTGTAGTTGGACATGGCTAAGTTTCCTCTTGCCTAGCTAAATCAAAAAAGAAGAAGGGGGCCATGAAGACCCCCCGAGAGTTTCTTAGGCTGGGACAGCCAGAATGAAACCAGCTTCTGGACGGTATGCTTGGACACCGTAGAGGCAGTCAGCAGTGTACAGAGTTGAGAGGTACTCCTGCTTGTACTGAGTCTGTGAACGTACAGACATTTGCTCTGCAAGGACAACAGCGTCACGGTGGAACAACAGAGCAGCACGCTTGCCTGAAGCAATAGTTGCACAGTTGTTAGACACGTATACGTCTACACCGTAGAGGTTACCGATGAGGCCAGACTGAACGCCTTGACCAGATACGAAGTCAGAAGACACGTAGCGGTCGATACCCATGATTGAGTTACGCGCAGAAGGAGGAATAACAAGGCAACGATCTTCCATAGGTACGTTGTTGTCATCAAGCTTCTGGATCATGTCACGGAAGAATCCGTCACTGAACTCAGTGTTAGATGGGAGTGCTTGTCCAGTAAACGCAGCAGTAGTGCCGTTGTTGTTGAAGAAAGCAGCACTGGTCTGGTAGCTAGTAGCAGTTGGAGACAGAGTCATTGTTCCGTCACCGAAGCCAGTAGCAACAGCGTGAAGATCAGTGTCGATCTTAGTAGCAAGAGCATAACCAGCATCTTCAGTGTAGAACTGACGGAGGCTGTTAAGTGCTTGTACTTCTACGATGTCTTCAATAAGACGTGAGTATTCAAAGTGACGGTTAACGTCTACTTGGATTTCGCTCTCTGTGTTAGCAATAATGTTAACAGCAGCGTTCTCAGCCTTGACACTTGCGTCAGCACGAGTAGGCTTAGGGATGTGGAGCTTGTCGCCCTTCTTGCCTGTCATGCCAAGCTTCTTTACAAGAGGAACCATCTTGAGGTTCTTCTGGTAAGCAGCAATGATCTCATCGCTCCAGATTTCTGGGATGAAAGTTCCTGCTTCAGTTTTGCCAGTAATACCGGTGGCACCGGGATATGGTACAGTAGCCATGATAATCTCCTAGATTATTTTACACGACCCTCTGCGTATGCTGTCAGTATCTCTTCTGACAAGGATTGGTAACGCTCGGGGTCTGTTCTCATTAGTTTAATAATGTCGGCCCTGCGATATACTTTTTTACGTGTCCCTTCAGCACTGCCTCGTGCATTACCTGTATTAGCTGATTTCAGTTGTTGCTTACGCTCTTGTTTTTCAACATTAGCAGTTTGCTTTACAACTTGCTTCCGTTCTTTCCAGAGTGAGAAGAGTTCATCAGCAGAATCAGCATCGTACTGTTGGTCAGCTGCTACAAATAACTGAGTCCTAATCTTTGAAGCTTTAATCCATTCAGCAAACTTAGGATCGCCTAAAATCTCTTGCATGTCTGGATGCTTATTATTAAGCTCCGCAAGAGCAGACTGTTTCTTATAGTTTGAACTGTATTCTTCAGCTTCACGTATCTTAGGATGATTCTCAATAGCACGGTTGACAGCCGCTTGAGGATCTGTAAAATAGTCTATATCGTCTTCAGGCTCAACATTTTGTGGTTGAGGTGCTGATTGTGTTTGACTACTAATGTAATCATCCACGACTTTACGAAGTTCGCCCACTTCAGAAGACTGACGACCTAAAAGCTTTTCAGCTTCTTGGTGCATCTTAACGATGTCTTCTAAAGACTTACCTTGATATTTATCGGGTAAGCTTGACTCTTCTACTTGAGGTTGCTCAACTTCTTCTTCTTGTTGAATCTCGTTAACTTCGTTGGTTTCGATCTCGTCCACGTTTTCCTCTTCAGGTTGTGGATCTACAATCATTGCTCGTGACATTATTAAACTCCGTGATTATAATCATTGTGGAGATGTTTATTTTCTACCTGCTTTTTCGTGTTCCCTAACCCATTTCATATGCGCTCCGGGGAATGAACCATCGGAACCATTAAGGTGGAAAGACGGGGCAGATACCATTCTTGTAGAAACACTACCACAAATTTTGCACCTACTTTCTGTGACAGTGGCTTCTACAAATTCTTCAGTGACGTGACCGTTAGTACAACGGAAGTCATATATTTTATACATCTACAGGCTCTTGATCTTCAGCTTCTGCTTGTTCACGCGCTGCTTCAATAGTACCTTGTAGGTTGATAACAGTTGCAAAAGCAGCTACTTGACCTTTACGGAAATATAAATCTTCCTGATCTTTTACTGTTTGAATATCTGCTAACTGAGTTGCGTTACTAGAAAGCTCTTGTACGAGTTGTTTGAAACCTTCAGAATTGAAGAGTTCGTTATAATTGTCGAAATAAGTTTCAAGCTCGGGTGTCATAAGTTTCTCTAAAGTTATCTAACTATATTATTATTATATCATGTTTTTAAAAGAATGTCAAGCTTTTTTTGTAGTTTTTCTTCTACGTCCAGAAGCTGTGACGGCGTGTTTAATTTTAGCAGGTCCTGTTTTACGTTTAGCTGATGACTTCTTTTCTGCTGCGGTCATCTTAGCTGCAACTGCTTTAGGTCTACAAGAAGGATAAGGACGTTTACTTTTGGTAGCTGACTTGCGTCCACAAGGCTTACCTGTTTTAACATCCACCCAGTTTTCGTTA